GCCTGGACAGTAGGAGCCACATTGGCTATTATTCGGGGTTTCAAGACGTATTTTCCGTCTTTCTGTTGCATCAACATTTCATCATGTTTCATGAAAAGGTCTGTAGTGGCAGGTATGGCTAGGAATTTCGGGTCGTCTACTCTAATCTGACGAACCACCTCGGTATACATCTTTCTCTTCTTGGAGTCTCTAAAATGGCCCAACCATTCAATGACTAAGGTGTCCCATGTATCCATAATCATTTCAGGGTCGTAACAGTGTTCTAATAAGGGCGTACCGAATTCGTCGAAAGCTTCTTTCCAAGCTGTGCGTTGTTCAGCTGGGTCCTTCACAGGGGATGTAAGAATTCTATTTTCCAAAGCTACTCTCATGTTCTGGGCACATGGTTTGGGAACAAACCCTGGTGCATTCGTGGGTAGTACATGCCAAAAGAAAGTCGGACTCTTGTCACGAGGTGGAGGAAATCTACCAGTGACTACAAAGTATGTGTGACTAAACAATTGCCTATGCGCAACCACGGAATCGGAAGCTAACAAACAAACTTTGTCGGCTTCATCAATGAGAGGAGTTCCCATATCAGAAACTGATTCTGGGACTCTGGGATCTAGAATTTTACAAGTAAAAGAACGGGAATCTTCATAAACAGGTTCACTGCCTACAGGTTTCCCATAGAATCGGTTTTTCCAAATTTCGTATTCTGATGTCTTAGAGACAGAAGATCTTCTGCGATGTATCAGCAGAGCCAGGAAACCGATAGCCGTCATTATGAAAGCCATCTCTTTCCAATTTAACGTCCTGATTTTGCCTATCAAAATGGGACGGGGGACAAGTTCGCGAATCCGCAACACATATATCAAAAACAACATGACCAACTTGGTCCCAAAAAGATTATACAAAGAATGTACCACGACGGCTTGTCGGAAAGACATGCGAGCGGTAAAATAATGCATAATCAAAGGGGCCATTCTCATCAACACTAAATGCCAAATTCGGCTATTAGGAAACATCTCTCCCAGAAGAGGAAAGATCTTGCAGTATTGATAAAATTCAAAGGGTCCGAACATGTGAGCTAAAGAGACAGGCAAAGAAAGTGCTGAACTTACCGAGGACAACACAGTCTTCAACGTTTCTTCAAACAAAGGCGTCACTAAGCCGTCCGTGATATACCCACCCACGACTCGTTGAGTCAGGTGAATGCTCTCATCATTAGACAATACCGTAGGTAACATCAGTTGATAAGGCCAACGAACGATTAAAGACGCAGCTGCAAAGTTTGAAGAGACTCTCTTCATCAACAATGATTTGATAAAATTGTATACGTG